CCTCTAATGCAGGAGACGCTTTCAGCACTGTACTCAACGACTTACGAGAAAGAGCTATCGACTATCCACCTAAGTCTTTTGGATTCTATGAGTACTCAGCACCCCAGTACTGCAAGATAGACGATCGCAATGCATGGGCTTTGGCTAACCCCTCTTTGGGATACACCATCACAGAAGAAGCGATTGAAGAAGCGATTGCTACTTCACCGATTGAAAACACGCGTACTGAAACTCTTTGCCAATGGATCGACTCCCTAAGTAGCCCGTGGCCTCATGGCATTCTTGAGGAAACATCTGACTCCGAGCTTGAGATGGCAGTCGGTGCTTATACAGTATTCGGCTTTGATGTTAGTCCGAGTAGGCGCAATGGCTCACTTGTTGCCGGCCAGTTGCTTCCAGATGGGCGGATCGGTATCGGGATTCTAGAGACTTACAGCTCTCAAGTTGCTATCGATGAGCTGAAGATGGCTGCAAGTATAAAGGCATGGTGTGACATCTATAAGCCACGGCTAGTGTGCTTTGACAAATACGCCACCCAGACTATTGCAGATCGTCTCCACAATTCTGGCGTTATCGTAGAAGATGTCTCTGGACAGCAATTCTACAAAGCCTGTGGAGACTTACTTGAAGGCTTGGTCAATCATCGAGTAGTCCACAATGGGCAAGCAGAGTTTATTCAGCAGATGAATAATTGTGCAGCTAAGGTCAATGACAGCGCATGGCGCATCATCAAGCGAAAATCTGCGGGAGATATCTCAGCACCTATTGGAATCGCGATGGCGGTTAGCAAGTTGATGATCCCTCAACCTAAGCCACAAATTTACGGTTAGACACGCCCATATCATATTGTCTAATTACTTGACAAATGGTATCCTTTATGACTATGGGTCTATTCCGCAAAACTGAAGCAATCTCTGAAGATAAGCGTTCATCGCTTTTAGCGCAATATGCCCCTAGCATTATGGGAGAAAATCTTAACTCCCTTTATAATTACATCCTGCCACGCGTTCAACGCAATGAGGCAATGTCAGTTCCATCTGTAGCTAAGTGCCGCAATTTGCTTTCAGGCGTTATCGGTGGATTGCCTCTTAATCTTTACCGTAACTCAACAGGTGAAGAATTAGGCAACCCTGTGTGGGTAGATCAGCCAGCTGTTAATCAGCCACGCTCTGTGACAATGGCGTGGACTGTAGATTCTTTACTTATGTATGGTGTTGCTTATTGGCAGGTTACAGAAGTTTATGCAGAAGATGGCAGACCTTCTCGATTCCAATGGATTCCAAATGTCAAAGTGACATTTACTACAGATCTTTATGGCATGACTGTTACTCAATACTTTATCGATGCAGTTGCAGTACCAATGTCAGGTCTTGGATCTCTTGTCACATTCCAATCATTTGACGAAGGTATCTTAGAGCGCGGATCAGAAACAATTAGAGCTGCAATCGATCTTCGTAAGGCAGCAGTATTAGCAGCATCAACTCCGATGCCTTCTGGAGTATTGCGTAACAATGGCGCTGACCTAGATCCTAAAGAGATTGCCGGACTTTTAGCAGCATGGAAAAATGCTAGACAAAATCGCTCAACTGCATACTTGACATCTACTTTGGAATACCAACCGACATCATTCTCACCTAAAGACATGATGTATGACGAAGCACAGCAATTCCTAGCAACTGAAATCGCTCGTCTATGCAATATTCCCGCTTACATGCTTTCAGCAGAAGCTAACTCATCTATGACTTATGCCAATGTGCTAGATGAACGTAAGCAATTCTTCTCGATGAGTCTTGCACCATATGTAAATGCAATTCAGGATCGTCTATCAATGGATGACATTACTGCTCGCGGTAACTCTGTTCGATTTGATGTTGATTCATCATTCCTAGCAACAGAACCAATGGAACGCTTGCTAGTAATTGAGAAAATGTTATCTCTAGGCTTGATCACAGTTGAGCAAGCTATGGAAATGGAAGATCTATCACCAAACGGAAGCGAGGGAATTGCTTAATGGATAAGCAGATTCTAACTTTCTCGTCTGAACTAACTGCGAACGTAGAAGAACGCACAATCTCAGGCAAGATCGTACCTATCGGAACTGGCGAAGTGGGCAACACTTCTGCTGGTCGAGTTGTATTTGAGAACGGATCTATCGCATTGCCTGAAGATCCAAAGAAGGTAAAACTTCTCAATCAACATAACACAAAAGACCCTCGCGGTCGCGCAACTTATTTCAATGAAGTTGCTAACGATGGTATCTATGCAACATTCTCTGTTAGCAAAAGCGACAAGGGAACACAAAGTTTAATCATGGCTGAAGAAGGCTTGGTTTCAGGTCTTAGCGTAGGCGTAGAAGTAATCACATCAAAAGTTAAGAGTGGCGTTATGCATGTTTCAGCCGCTCGACTTTTAGAAGTTTCATTGGTAACAGAGCCAGCATTCAAGTCTGCTCAAGTTATCGATGTAGCGGCTGAGGAAACTCCAGAGGTCGTAGAAGAAGAAATCACACCAACAGAAAGCGAGACAGCTGTGGAGAATACTCCAGAGACAGTTGCAGCACCAGCAGTAGAAGCAGCAGCGGTTGAAGCTGCTCGCCCAACTGTAGTGACAGCAACTACATTCGTGCGCGAGCGCGTAGCACCAATCACTTCAGCACAATACCTAGAAGCTAACATCAAGGCTGCTCTAGGCGATGACGAATCACGCCGCATCGTTCGCGCTGCAGATGATTCAACATCAACAAACACTGGTCTTACACTTGCACCACACCTAAACACATTCATTACTGACACCTTTACAGGCCGTCCAGCATTCGAGGCAGCAACACGCGCTGCATTGATCGATTCAGGCATGAGCTTTACAGTTCCACGCCTTTACACAAACGCATCAACACCAGATGTTGCACCAACAGTTGCAGACACAAACGAAGGTGCAGCACCATCAGAAACTGGGATGACAAGCGCGTACGATACGGTCTCGATCGAGAAGTTCAGTGGACTTCAGAGAGTGAGTTTTGAGCTCGTCGACAGATCATCTCCAGCATTCATGGAGCTAATGATGGCCGAATTGCGCAAGGCATACGAAAAGGCTACAGATGCAGCACTTCTAGCACAGTTTATTGCTAACGGCACAACAGCTGCTACAACAGCAGCAACAGCAGCAGGACTACAGAGCTTCATCTCAGTAGAAGGTGCAGCAGCATATAAGGGTACAGGCGGAGACTTTGCTAACAAGCTAGTTGCTTCAACTGACCAATGGGCAGCAATCACAGGATACGCAGACACAACAGGTCGCCCACTTTACTCAGCACAGGGAGCAACATACAACGCAGCAGGTAATGCAGTAGCAACATCTGTAGTTGGTGGAGTTCTTGGTACAGACCTCATCGTCGACCACAACATCGCGGCTTCAGGAATTGTTGACAACTCAGCATTCCTAGTTGCGCCATCTTCAGTCTATGTCTGGGAATCACCACAGACACAACTGCGAGTCAATGTTTTGACTTCAGGCGAAATCGAAATCAACCTATACGGCTACTTGGCAATTTATTTGGCTAAGAGTGGTAAGGGTGTACGCAAGTACAATCTAGCGTAGTAGGTTATTAAGTCGCTCTAGGGGGTCAGTAGCCCTCTGATCCCCTAGAGTCTTTAGAAAGGATTGCACATGGCACTTACAACAGTTGCAGAGCTTCGCAGCACATTAGGCGTTGGCACTTTGTATCCAGACGCAACCCTTCAAGAAGTGGTAGATGCCGCAGATGTAGTCCTTCTACCTATGCTCTGGACTAACTCTTATTTTAATATTGCACACAGCAACACAGCAACTACTGGCACTCTTTACTTTGACGAAAAGGTCGAGAAGATCTTTTATGTAGGTCAGACAGTAACTATTGCTGGCAATGGATCAAAGCACAACGGATCAAAGACTCTCACTGGAGTAGGCGATTACAACATCACTTACAACATCACAGGCAATAACAATGTCCCAGCAGTAGAGCATCCAGTTCAACCTTTTGGCACAGTATCAGGCGATACTTATGTTGATTACACTTTAGATGCCGCTATCCAAAATGCGGCACTCATGATCGCTGTCGAGATCTGGCAAGCGCGTACCGCCACCCTTTCAGGCAGTAACGCTGTAGATTTCCAGCCCTCACCTTACCGAATGAGCGCACAGCTACTCGCTAAGGTAAGAGGATTGATCGCTCACGCGTTGAGCCCTAATTCGATGGTGGGCTAATGTCCACGCCGATAACCACATTACGAACTACTTTAGCAACTGCTTTAGTAGATAATACTCGTTATCAAGTTTTTGCATTTCCGCCTGCTGTTGTATTGGCTAACTCAGTTATTGTCAGCCCTGCGGAAGAATACATCACACCTAATAACAATGGACAAATAACTATTAGTCCTATGGCTAACTTTCGCTTGATCATCGTTGCGCCTCTATACGACAACGAGGGTAACCTCAATGGCATAGAGGATTTTGTCTGTCGCGTGTTCGCTAAGTTAGCCGCATCATCTTTGGTCTATAATGTAAGCGCAATAAGCGCACCAAGTATTCTCAACGCTGCTTCGGGTGACCTACTCAGCTGCGAGATGTCCGTATCAATCCTAACGAGTTGGAGTTAAACATGTCCGATTGGGAAAAAGAGAACGAAGCCTTTCTGATCAAGATCGGGCAGGTTAAAGAAACACCAGCAGCAAAGCCAGTAACTACAAAGAAGGACGAGGAATAATCCATGTCAGTTTATCTAGCAAATACCGGAGTTCTAACTGTCAATGCGGTTGATCTCTCGACACTAGTAACTTCAGTAACAATTAACCGAGCATTCGACGAGCTGGAAGTCACCAGTCTTGGGGATCAGGGGCATCGTTTCGTAAAAGGTCTAGAGGCTTCCAGCGTGAGCATCGACTTCCTGAATGACGAGGCAACAGCTAAGACACTTCAGACACTTCAGGCAACATGGGGAACAAACACAACTGTTACATTCAAGCAGACATCTGCTGCTGTATCAGCAACCAACCCTCTTTACACCATGACATGCTTGGTGAACAACCTCACTCCCGTTAATGGAGATGTCGCTTCACTATCCACACAAAGCGTGACATGGAATGTATCAGGTACAATCGCAGTAACAACTTCGTAAGAAACTAACAAAGGGGCAACACATGGCAAAGCTAAAGATCGTTCGACAAGATGGAAGCGTTATTGAGGGCGAAATCACACCGGCTGTAGAATATTTTTTCGAACAGCACACAAAGATGGGGTTTCATAAGGCCTTCAGGACCGAAGAGATGCAGAGCCATGTGTACCTTTTGGCTCACGAAATTATTCGCAGGTCAGGTGAAACTGTTAAGCCTTTTGGTATGGATTTTATCGAGACACTAAAAAGTGTCGAGGTGCTTGATTCAGACCCTTTAGCTTAAAGCGCGATCTTCCATTCACCT